GTTCTATTCTTTTTCTCATGTGCCGGAGTCATTTTAACAGCGCAATTATTACAGCCACAATTTAGAGAACGAACACCCTTAACACTTCTTGAGGTCGCTGAATATGTAAACTTGTTATCTTTTTTACCTCGGTTATTTAGTGGATTCATACCAATAATAACCCAATCATAACCATCGAATGAAGCAATTGGCATATCGTAGATTCTTGATTCAAACTTTGATGTTACATTACCTACAAAATAACCATGTTCAAGATTCCAAAGAGTTGTTTTTTCGTGGCATACTGACCCTCTCAATTCATTTTTTCTGATAGTGCAAACAGGTTTTTCATTTGTTTTATCTGCAAAGTGTGCATCATTGTGATTGCATTTTGTGCATACATATCGCATTTCAGTAACATAATTAGTCGCTGATATTTGAGGACTAGATTTATTCTCTAATGATTGAGAATGTCTAATGTGGTTTACTAAAGTCATGTTGAACGATGATTTGAAAGGCACAATTTCGCCGTCCCAAACATTATTTTCAACATCAGAGAATTGAATACTATTCAATCTCTTGATAATAAATCTAGGACTTGTTAAAATCTTAGATTTATCTTTAACTTGAGTAAAGCGGAATGCTTCACCAACCTCAAGTGATATGCTGTCGTTCATATCTAACGTATTCGTCATACTGTCGTCATCTCCTATGTGCAAAAACTTACCCATGCTACGCATGGGTATTGCTAGGTACTTAATGGTTATGACGTGGCATTCTCTCGCAAAAAGTGCGTTTTTAGGCTAATTTGCGGGTTTTTAGCACTTTCCAAAGGTTTTTCACTATGCCATATATTTGCCCGCCAACCACCGCTTACAATTTTTTATAATTTTTTTGAAAAATATTTTTTTATATTTTTTTCCACTCAAGTTTATGTGCGCCGGGTTTTCTACGCCATTTTACTTGGTTAGTACGCTTCAAGTACGTTGGTACTATATTCCTAGAAAGCGGTGTCCAATAATTACTTACATACTTATTTGCTTTCCACGCAATTTCTTCTGACGTTTTCCAATCGTCTAAATATCCTTCATCCATTATTTTATCAATAGATTCCTTATAGACAATTTTTTTGCTTTTAGGACCATGCCTTCTTATTTCCGGGTTTTGTTTATTGTATCGTTTCTTCACTTACCATCCTCTCCTATCTATTATTTTTCCACCAAGACCTTCATGCTTGCTTATTCGCTGCATTTGTGTTTCACCACCTAACCAATCGCCGCCTTTCATTGTTTTCATAATTACCGGCATATCGGGTGTCCTGTATGTGAATTGGTCTATGGCGTGTGCAAAAGCCATAACAGTATCGTTATGTCTGCCTAAATCTACTATAATCCCATCACGCCACGCATGGGTTTCTAATTCTTGTAATAATATACCTACCTTTGTTCTAGTAGTGTCATTACCAAATGGGAATACTATCATTTCTCTTTCAAACCAAACTCTAAGTCTATTTAGTAATCCTTGCTTTAGTGTTCTATTACTAACCTTACTAGCCCTGTAATCCACTACCGCACCTTTTTGTGCAAGTAAACTTTCGTACATTTGTTGGAAACCTACATCCTCAACCGCTATCGGACAATTACCGTAGCGTTTAGCCCACTCTATCAACATATCTGCTTGTTTATCCGGTGGAAAGTCATTTCTTCTCCACATATCTACAAAATGGATATAACCGTCATCATCTTGTTTTAGGCATATCATAACGCTGTAATCTTGCCCTAATCCATGTGCAGGGTCAAAACCTATAACATATCTGTACCCATCCATCTTATCAGTCTGTAATATAGCATCCATATCCATATTTTTTCTAATCAACATTCTAGGAAAGACACTAGCCTCATCATCTACTACTTTACACAAATATTCCTGTACAAAAGATAATTCACCCATAGCCTCTTTTTGTTCTAGTAAAAACTTAATAGGTCTATATTCAGCCCACAACTCTACAGGCTTAATATTTAGTGGGTCAGCCTTATGTTCATCCCAATTAGGAATAGCAGACCATGTACCCGATTTCCATGTTTTATTCTCTAGCATTTCTGTATGGTACAAATCATTCATACTCATAGGTGTACCTACTACGAAAATTGCTGTACCGGGACTCAACATAGGTGTAATTTTTTTTCTAAACCATTGTGCTATGTTATTCCAATTCATATCCCCCATATCATCAAGAACGTCATCAAATGCAATAGCCGCAGGGTGTTCTCCACGAATAGCCGCACCGACAGAAGTAGCACGAATCCATGCACCATTAGTAAAACGGATTTCTAGTTTGTTGCCCCTCTTAGGGTCGAGATACCTAGATAATTGAGGGTGTCTTTTCATATCTTCTCTTATTTCTTCTAACCTTCTGACTGCAAGGTCTTTACTAGCAGAAAACAACCAACAAGTAAAAGGTTTATTACGCCATTGTTCAAAAAGAGCCATGTGTAATAGTTTTACCCTTAAAGTAGTTGATTTACTGTGGTCCCTCGGTGCAATAATACAAACACGGTGTACAGAAGCATTGTCGTGATTATCACCATACATATCCACCCACTCACCTATGTGTTCACCCCAAGTATAGCCTAACCACTTGTAGAAATACTCTACGTCATTACGACTACGTTCCATAGAAAAATTAGTATTGAATGTAGCCATATAATCACTTCGGGTGTAAATCTTTTTTATTACAATGTGGACATATACCTTTTAACGCTTTTGTTTTCATCATTCTGTTAGTAGCCCAACCACAAGTGTAGCATTTGGCTGAAACCCACATTACTCATGCACCACCGGGGAAAACAAATTACCTACTAATCCCAATTCTTTATCTACAATATGGGCGCAAATACCTGCTCTAGCAAGTACATATCCTTTTCTAGCGTGGTATCTATCATGTCCGGCTAGACTAGGTAATTGAATTACCGTACATCCTGCTTTTTCTGTTAGTCTCATGTGGTGTAGGTGTCCGTGAAACCAATAATGGTGTTCTCTTTCTCCCCAAGCCTGTCTTTCTTCTGTAGCCATAAGTGCAGGTAAATCATTACCCCTAACTCCATCACCATGAGTAAAACCTAACAAAGAGTTTCCGTATTTTATATACTGTCGAGGGTACGGACTAACAATTACTTCTACATCGTCTGCATTTTCATAAAGTGCAGATAAATACATCATCAAAGCAAAATTACTGTGTCTATCGTGATTACCACACATAAATACTACTTGTACGGGAGAAACAGCACGAAGCATTTCTATATGCTCTCTTGCTAACTCACAACCACCCATAAGTATTTGTGCAGGTGTAGCCGCCATATCTTGTGCTGTACCTTTTGTAGTAGTACCTGCATCGTTATCAACATGAAACCAATCAGAACCCGCAGTTACAATAACTTTGTCGGGCCTACTAGGTAATCTTGAAATTAAATTGTTTGTGCGGTCAATAAGTCTTGAACGTGCTTCGTCAAGGTCATATTCTTCACCGACTTCATCTTTCCAACCATATTTACCATAATGTAAGTCAGTAGGAGAAATGACTACGGCATAATTACCGTTTTCCGTCATCTTGATTCTGTTTTTCGTAGTTGTTTTTACTTTTGGGATTAAAGTAAGAAACTCATTAAGAATTGTATCGCTAAAAGACCTATATGCGTTAGCATCTTTTTCTATTTCAGCCCAACGCTTACTTTCTACCTTTTCTGCTACTTGCATACGTCTAACAGCAAGAGTTTCATTTACTAAATCATCAGTAGTCTTTGTCATAACTTCTTCATCGGTAAAAATGTCCATACCATGATTCCATTCATTGACTCTTATGTATTCTTTAATCCAACCTGTAGGTATTCCGTATTTTCTAGCCAAATCTGTTGCAGACAAACCATTACCGTCATCTGAATAATCTTTTTTCATATTTCTGTGTTTTTCACCATCAATAGCAACCATTTCACCACCTAGAGCATCTAGCACCGTCAAATAAGTGTCATTTGCTTTATCGTAGTAAACTCTTATCTTATTTACAGATAATTCTGTAGTAGTAGTGTCCCTAAAGTCATTTCCTTGCTTTACCCACCGTTGTATTCTACATCTCCAACTGTTTATCGAGCATTGTGGCTCAACTTCGTGCAAAAACCGAGCAAAGTCAGAATTATTCCTAAAAGTCCTATCATTGGCGTATTTTTCTATGAGGTCGTAGCCCCCTTGATACCTTCCCATTGTACTGTCCTGCTCATATCGTCTTATAATACTTATTTATTTTTATTGATTCTACACTTAACAAAATTAAAAAAACGCTTTACCAAAAGCCTATGTGTGAATTAATTTATTTTTTCTTTAGTATGGGTAGGCGGCGGCCCTGTCTATCTATTACTCTTTTAGTTATTAACTTCATCCATACTATAGAAGAAATAAAATAAATAGAAAGAATTAGCGCAGTACAGCGTTTTATTAATTTTGTAATATATCGAAAAAATAAAAAAAATTAAGAAAAACATCAAAAAGTGTTATAAAACGACCTAAACCTCATAATTGTATGGCAGAGCGAAGTTTGTGGCAAAGATTAACCGGAAGTGCGGAAAAACCCGTAGAACCAAAGAGAATAGCGTTATCTACTAACGAAAAGTTTTCAGCAATTGCGGGAATACCGGATATTGTTAGAGATACCGAAAAACTAAGACAAGACAGTAAGTTTGACAATGAGTTTGATTTGTATGACCTTATGTTGAAGTTAGACCCGGAATTGAACGGTGCGGTTCGTGCTGTATCACTTACGGCTAATAATTACGAAATAAATTATTCTAAAGGTAAAAACGCACAGATACGAAACGCTATACAAAATCTTGTAGAAGATACTCTTGACTTTGATGACATTATGATTAACTCTATGCGTAACATGATGGTTTACGGTAATGACATTAACAAAATAGTAGGTAAACAAGGAATAGGCGTTACAGGTCTACAAAGCCTTCCTATCAAACAAATAACAATCGTTGATGAAAGAGGCGGTGTAGGTTCTTATTTCGTTGCTGACGAAGATAACCCTATAATTAACCCAAGAACATATATTATGCGGGAAACATCACCTTACGAAGTTGCTATTTCCGCAAAAGAAATATTACACATAAAGGTTGATTTCCGTTCTAATTGGTTTACAGATAACAAAGGTAGACAGACTTATGGTATATGGGGCGCATCACGTTTCTCGGCACTAAAGCAAGCAATACGCATGAAATACAACAGTATGAATAATCGTATATCTTTAGAAGATGCTATGACTAAACAATACATTACAATAGACAAATCTGCTATTGAACACATACAAGACCCTGTTGAACAATCACAAAGGTTGTCATTTATTATGGATGAGGTAATTAGTTTATTCTCCGGTCTAAGAGGCGACCAAATACCTGTACTACCGCATTATGTTAATCTACATCACGTAGATTTAGGTAATACAATGCCTAATAGTGCAGATTTCCTAGATAGTATAAATGCCGATATTGCAGCCGTACTACAAGTACCAAGAGTCGCAGCAGGTCAAGAACGTGGCTCTACATTCGCAGCAACATTCAATGCTAACCTTTGGGCCGTACAAGCAATCAGTCGTATGCACAAAATACTAGCGGAGTCTGCTATGCAACTATTTATGATGCACTTAGACCTATTAGGTATAACATATAGACGACAAGATTTACCTACTATTAAGTTTGACGCTATGGATATGGAGTCTCCATTAAATGTTATGCAAAGAGTTACAATGGGTTATAATGGTGGCTTACTTACGCTCAATCAATCCCTTGATATTCTAAACTTACCCGAAATAGGCAAAGAAGGTGATGAAAGAAAAGAGGTCGAACAATCTACGGATGTAGGAAGTCTACCTAGAGAAAACGAGGAAGAAAGCGCACCTAGCGAGGAAGATATATGATAGCACAATTACAATTTGCAGTATATAGTCTTGTTTTAGCGGGTTTGGGTGCTGTTGCAGCAATAATACTTAAAAGACACCCCGAACAACGAAAAGACATGAGTAGTCCAAAAATGACAAACCCTAACGAAACACTTATGTTAATTTTTGGTATGGGTGTTGTTATGGCTTGGGTTATAATTGCTTCAGCCGCTTCTTATTACAGCGTAGTAGAACAACGTGATATCTCGGATTCACAACTTACAGTTATTGGTCTATTAGGTGGTCCGGCACTTCTTATCATAACAAGCGTCTTAGATTTGTTCAAGGGTAAAGAAAGTGCTAAAATTGCGGTATTACCGGACAGACTAAGTGCTGACGTAGAATCTACTAACGCATCAAAAAACCATACCCGTAAACTAGAAGAGTTAAGACTACAGCACGATTTGGATATGGAGTCCATGCAACAAAAACATAGTTTAGATATGGAAGCATTTCAAATTACAAAAGGCGGCAAAAAGTAAATAATCATAAAACACTAGAATAACCTAGTGTTATGACACTCAATGAAATATGCCTTATACTTGTATTTATCGTTATTGCTGCTATGGCTCTTGATACGGAAAAGTGGGGCTAATGCATAAAGACGAAGTTATAGAAAAAGTTATCGCTATATGTATGATGTCTATTTTTCTTGTGCCTTTTACTACACCTGCGTTTGAAAAAAGTCCTTTTTATGACCCCAATATGATTTCTTGTAGTAGTATTACCGGAGAAATAGTGGAGAAAGAACCATTCTATATTATTGTAAGAGTAGAAGATAACTACACTTATGTTAGTGAGGACTTTAAGGTATATGTAAGTCCTAAATCATACGTTAATTATAGTATAGGTGATACTCATATAGAACCAATATGTACTTTATCTGATTACTCAATCTATAAAGATTTGATAGAAAGCCTAAAACAATCCGGTATACTAGAATAGATTAATAAGACAAACCCTAAATTAAAAAATTATGTCGTGTGGATGCGGTTGTAGTGGCGAAGTAGTAGCATACGAAGAATGGGATGAAGAAGATGTCTCGGCGGCAGAATATCAAGGCCGCACTGTAAGCCTCAATAAACCTTTTAGAACAAAGGGTGGGGCTAAAAAGTTTGCAGTATATACTAAGAATGGTAGCGGCACCGTAGTTATAGTAAGATTTGGCGACCCTAACATGGAAATCAAAAGAGACGACCCCGCAAGAAGGAAGTCATTTCGTGCAAGGCACAAATGTAATACACCCGGCCCAAAATGGAAGGCTAGGTATTGGTCTTGCAGACAATGGCGTGGTGGTAAAAAGGTTGAAGCAGAAGATGGTAGCCCATGCGGTTGCGGTTGTAATGATGAAAATGCAGAAGCAAAAGACGCAGACGACCCATGCACAGAAGGCTACGAACAATACGGTATGAAAATGAAAAATGGGGCAAAAGTTCCTAATTGTATTCCTATTAAGAAAAAGGCTGACGAAGTAGAAGCGGCAGAACCTACACCTAACGATACAGAATCACACGATGAATACATGACAAGATGTCAAGAAGCAGGTTATTCTAAAGAAGAGTGTATGAAAGCACACGAAGGGCATACTTTTGAGGAAGAAGCAAGTTATCACGATGAAGAAAAGAAAAAATACGCAAGCATTCAAGAATGCGACGAATGCTCTACGCCCGAAGATTGTATAGAAAAAGGCTGTTCTAATCCGGTAGAAGCATCTACTTGTGGTTTAGATGAAGAATTAATTAATGGTATATGCCAAAAAGTAGCAGTTACTTTAGATTTAGATTTTGATGAAGTAGAAGCAATAGTAGAAGCATCTACAGGAAATACTGTTATAGAAATAAGAGGTGTAGCATTCCACGAAGGAATGAATAAAAACAAATGGGCCTTAACAGAAGAAGGCGCAAAGTTAGTAGCAGAACAAATGAAAGGTGCGGATTTAACATTAAATCATCCCGAAGCAAGTGAACACGGTAGTGGCTTTACTAGAAATATGGATGGTGGGGTAGAAGAAGCAGTAGTAGGTTACATCAAAGGCGCAACATTCCATAAAACCGTATCAAGTGGTTATGAAGTTAGATATGTAGCACACGTTGTAAGAACAGAATTATTCGATGCTTTAGAGTCCGGCTTATGGTCTAGGGAAAACTACGGCGTATCAATTGGTGGTAGCGGCGTACCTGTCGAGGCTTCCGAAGATGGTATGTTATTTGGAGAAGATTTTAAGTTCGACCACCTTGCTATCGTGCATAAACCTGCATATCAAAGGGCTACAATTGATTCTATACGAAAAATAGAAGCAACAGCATCAAAAGC